ACAAAGAGCAATCGGATACACAAATGGAGCATTCCCTTACTTAGTTTACAACGAAGCAAGTTGTTCTCGTGATACTGGTTTGATTGTGGATGCTTGTTGTACGGATTTATTGTATGGTGGTAATGAAAGAGGTATTGCAGCAGCATCTTCTTACTTTACAGGTCAATACGGAAGTGCAATTGCAGTGACTAGAGACCAATTATTAGAAACTTTGGAAACTAATAGATATTTAAGAACAAGAGCAGAGTTTATAGCAGCTGGTGCACCATTAGAAGCATTTGGTTCATTGATTGTGGCAACTGGTATTGACTACTCTTATAATGGTAGTGGTGTAACATTCAAAGCACTCCCTCCAAATCAGGGTGGTAGTGGTGTTGCAAATCCATTATACGAAATTACGGAATTAGGTGGTGGTAGAATCTACTTTACATCTGGTAACGAAACTGGTGACTTTAGAATTGGTACGGGATTGAGTATTAATCAGGCAACTGGTACTCTTGTGGGTAGAACATTTAGTAAATCTCTATTCTCATTAGTAACTCCGTTCTCATTGGCTCTACAAATTTAAAAAAAGAAATAAAATATAAAAAGAAATGGCAGAAGTTTTTGTACCACTAAATCGATTCCAGTCAGTAGTAACATCTCTGACTGGTGAAGAAGATGAAATATATGTAACACCAACAGGCGTTTCATCAATTGTACTATCGGCTCAAATTACAAATAATAGTTTTGTAACTCAACCTGTGACAATTTTTGTAACATCAAATAAAGAACTACCAGTTCCTAATTTTGAGAATGTATATAGTGGAAGTAGTTTTTTAAGTGCTTCTGTTAGTGGATATCAAACATTAGATAATTTTAGTGGAAGTTTTGATAGTGCATCTGCACTTCTTACGTTGAATAGACAGTTTATTCGTAGAGAAGTAGCAGCATATACATCATTTCAAAATAATTTACAAGAAACTCCATTTTCTTTTACATCATCTCGATTTGAAAATTATGCATTGGGTGCAACTGATGCTATTGCATACGATATAGCAAATTTTAAAAAAATTAGAACGGATAAAGAAGCTAAATCTTACTTTACTAAAAATGGAGATAATATCATAAAAACTTTATATAGTGAAGAATATTCATCATCATTATTTTCATTAGATTATGTTGGAAAATTAGCATCACAAATTATAAGAAATCAATCAGTAACAGGTTCTTCTCAAGTTGGTAGATTATATCAAACTGCAGTAACTCAATCATTTACTACATTTGTACCAAATACACTACAATTAAGTAGTTCTATCTATGTTATTGATGAGTTGTTGGGTGTTATACGAGATACAATAGAAAATCCTAATTTAGTAGCACAGCAACCTATACAATTGGTAACAAATGTAACTATACCAGCCGCTGATTCGCTTTCACCGGTAGTATCTGGTAAATTGGTGTTAGAAGAAGGATATGGATTCATTGTTTCTGGTTCATCGGATTTAAGTGTAATTCTTTCTCTGCTTGAAAGTGCGAATGAATAAGTGATATTATCATTGGGTAATATTTATAAGGGATTCATTATATTTATAAAAAAGCTGGAAAGTAAAGAATGGCAATTAGTAATCTATTAACAGGAAGGGTAAGGGTAGTTTCACCTAAAAATGTAACACAAGAAAGGTATCAGTTTTTGGATTTATCACAAGCTGAACCAAATTTAGGTGTCCCAAATTTCTCAGCATCACTTTCTGGTTCTCCAGCTATTGTAGTTTCGGATGACCAGGGTAATAGAGGGTTTGTAAGAAGTTTAGATTTAGATAGAGTAACTGGACAATTTACAGGTTCGTTTACTGGTAGTGCTGAATCATTAAGTGGTAGTTTTTCTGGCTCGTTTACTGGTTCATTTATAGGTGATGGTTCTCAATTGGTTAATTTACCGGCTGCAACATTTATAGCAAGTGGTTCAGCAACTGCATCTTTTGTAGAAGGTGATTTAGTAGTAAATACAAATACAAGAGTTAAAGGTGACCTTTATGTTGATGATACAATATATGCAGAAAGTATAATTGTAAGTTATATATCATCATCAATAATTTATTCTTCTGGTTCGAATATTTTCGGAGATAACTACACCGATACCCAACAATTTACTGGTTCAGTATTAGTAAGTTCATCGATTATTGTAAATGATATTACGGCATCTCAATCTATTAGCGGTTCATTTACTGGTTCGTTTTTTGGTGATGGTAAACATTTATTTAATTTACCTGAAGCAACAAAATTAGCAACAGGTTCTGTAACTGCTTCAGTATCACCGGAATTTGGATTTAAAGTAGAATCAATAGGTACTGGTTCTCAATTTACTGGAAGTGTTGATATTAGTGGTAGTTTGTTTATAAAACCATATAGTGGTTCTATACAATTAGCAACAGGTTCATCTTATTATGGTGAGGGTAGATATCTTAGAGAAATACCTCGTTCAGCATTAACGGAAGATGCATTAATTAGTACGGAAATTAAATCAGGTTCAGTAACCGCATCAGTAGCACCAAATTATGGATTTAAAGTAGAATCGATAGCAAGCGGTTCAAGAATTACTGGTAGTGTATTTGTAACTGGTAGTATGATTATAACAGCTACTAGCGGTGCATTAATACTTGGTTCATCATCGGCTTATTTTGGTGAAGGTACTTATTTAAGAAATATTCCTAGAAACGCACTTACTGAAGATGCTTTAATATCTACTGAAATTAAAAGTGGTAGTGTAACGGCATCAGTATCTCCTAATTTTGGATTTGTAGTAACATCTGTTGCTAGTGGTTCTAAATTTACTGGTTCACTTTTTGTAAGTGGTAATATTCAACTTGGACAAGGTTCAATTTATTCTGGTAGTGGTGCTGGTTTATTTGATATTCCTCTATCCGCATTAGCAGAAGAAGTTGTAGCAGCTACAAGAATACAAACAGGTAGTGTAACAGCATCAGTATCTCCTGAAAAAGGATTTCAAGTTATTTCTGTAGAAAGTGGTTCTCAATTTACTGGTTCAATTTTTATAACTGGTAGTGGTGTTGAATTATCGTCTGGTTCGTTTAGTGGTAGTGGTGCAAGACTATTTAATATACCTAAAACAGCAATTTCCGATTTAGATACATCATTAATATTTTCTGGTTCATATACTGCATCTATTAATCCTGATTTTGGATTTAGAGTTAATACTCGTTCTACAATTAGTGGTAGTTTTGTAGTATCATCATCAGCAGAACCATTAGCAACATCATCAATACCAAATTATTTTTATGTAACTAATATCGGTGCATCATCATATAATTTTGATGGAGCAGCTTCGGGTCAAAATCCTATATTAACATTAGTTAGAGGAGTAACATATCAATTTGAAGTAAATGCAACAGGACATCCTTTCTATATAAAAACATCAGCAACAACTGGAACTGGTGGACAATATACAAGCGGTGTTGTAAATAATGGTGAGGAGAGTGGTTCTATATTCTTCACACCACCATCTGGGTCTCCTGATACCTTATTCTATCAGTGTCAATTCCACTCAGCGATGGGAGCATCAATGAGTATTGTTGATAATTTATATTTGGAAGATAGAATTTTATTTGAAGGAAATACGGCAATTAGTGGTGGTTTATATGTACGAGATTATGTAAGAGCAAGAGAATTCACTGGTTCATTTAGTGCATCATTTATTCAAGGTGATGGTGGGGGATTATTTAATATACCTCGTTCAGCCTTTACCGGAGATGCTTTTAGAATAGCATCTGGTTCGGTAACGGCATCAACTACACCTGATTTTGGATTTAGAGTAGAAACCGCAGCAACTGGTTCGGCATTTGGTTCTCAATTTACTGGTTCTATTGATGTTAGCGGTAGTGTTAAAGCATTTGCTGTAAGCGCATCTATTATATCTGGTTCGTTCTTTGGTGATGGTAGTAATTTAAGAAATGTACCATCTGAAGTATCAAATAGGATTTCAAGTGGTAGTGTAACTGCATCTGTAAACCCCGATGGTGTTGGATTTAAAGTAGAATCATCTGAATTTGGTTCTAGATTTACTGGTTCTCTATTTGTAAGTGGTGGTGGTATATTTTTAGAAAGTGGGTCTTCATACTCTGGTAGTGGTAAATTCCTTTATGATATACCACGTTCAGCATTATCATTTGATATTAGTTTAATAGCAAGTGGTAGTATAACAGCATCAGTATCACCTGCATTTGGTTTTAAAGTAGAATCGGCACCAAGTGGTTCTAGATTTACAGGTTCTTTATTTGTAAGTGGTGGAATTTATGTAAAAAGTGGTTCACATTATAGTGGTAGTGGTAGGTATCTATTTGATATTCCTGCTGCAGCAATTTCTGATTTAGATACTTCAAAAATATTTAGTGGTAGTGTTACTGCATCTGTATCTCCTGATTTTGGATTTGTTGTCAATTCTGTAGCAAGTGGTTCTAGAATTAGTGGTAGTTTAATTGTTAGTGGGTCATCACGCTTCTTTATGGGAGTATCAGCATCGGTATTTAGTGGTAGTGGTGCTGGATTAACTGATATTCCATTTTCAGCACTTTCACAAGAATTATTTAGAATTGCTTCTGGTTCTGTAACTGCATCTGCATTACCTGATTTTGGTTTTAAAGTGGATTCGGTAGCAAGTGGTTCACAATTTACAGGAAGTGTTGCAATTACTGGTAGTTTACGAGTAACAGCAACATCGGGTTCATTTATATTAGATTCATCATCAGCATATTTTGGCGAAGGTACATATTTGAGAAACATTCCAAGAAATGCTTTGAGTGAAGATGCATTAATTTCAACCGAAATTAAATCTGGATCTGTAACAGCTTCTGTTTCTCCTAATTTTGGATTTGTAGTAAAATCTACTGATAGTGGTTCTATTTTTAGTGGAAGTATTAGAGTAAGTGGTAGTTTATATGTAGAAACCGGTTCTTATTTTGTAGGAGATGGTTCTCAATTAACAAATATAACTCTTGCTAATTTAGCAATAGATTCAACTAAAATATTTAGTGGAAGTGTAACTGCATCTATTTCTCCTGATAAAGGATTTGTTGTAAACACTTATTCTACAATTAGTGGTAGTTTTATAGTATCATCATCTGCTAGAGAAGTATTAACATCATCTTTATTTCCTGTTTATGACGTAACAAATGATGGAAGTGATTCTTATATATTTAGTGGGTCGATTCAAGGTGAAAATCCAACAATAACTTTAGTTAGAGGGGTAGAGCATGTATTTAACATAGATGCAGTAGGACATCCATTTTGGATTAAAAGTGTAAATTCAACTGGAACTGGAAACGCATATAACAACGGAGTTACTAATAATGGAGATGATAGTGGTACAATAGTATTTACTCCACCATTGGATTCGCCTGATACACTCTATTACAATTGCCAATTGCATTCAGCAATGGCGGGTACATTTAATATTGTTAATTCGATAATATTACCTGCTGAAATTAGATTTATTGGTGATACGAAAATAGAAGGTACTTTAACCGCTTCGATGTATAGTGGTAGTGGTAGAGGATTATTTGATATACCTCGTTCAGCTATAACTGAAGATTCCGTTAGAATATCAACAGGTAGTATCACTGCTTCCGTATCTCCTGAATTTGGTTTTGTAGTAGAAACACCATTTACATCATCATTTGGAGAGGATGGCTCATTTACCGCATCAATTGCTTCTCAATTTACTGGTTCAGTTGATATAAGTGGTAGTTTATTTGTAAATGACATTAGTGGTGGGTTATTTATAAATTCTTCTTCGTTCTTATATGCAGATGGTACATACCTTAGAAGAATACCTCGTTCAGCATTAACTGAAGATGCATTAATTAGTACCGAAATCAAATCAGGTTCAGTAACTGCTTCAGTTTCACCTGATTTTGGATTTGTTGTTACATCTCCATTCACATCATCATTTGGAGAGGATGGTTCATTTACGGCATCGATAGCATCTCAATTTACTGGTTCTATTTCTGTAAGTGGTAGTTTATTTGTAAATGATAATAGTGGTGGTTTATTTATAGAATCATCATCATTCATCTATGCGGAAGGTACTTATTTAAGAAACATCCCCCGTTCAGCATTAACTGAAGATGCATTAATTAGTACGGAAATTAAATCGGGTTCGATAACAGCATCTGTAACACCTGATGAAGGATTTAGAGTTATTACCGATAGAACTGGTTCTCAATTAGGTTCTCAATTCACTGGTTCAATTGAAGTTAGTGGAAGCATAAGAGCAACCGATTTCTTATTTGGTGATGGTAGATTTATTACTAATGTACAAGCGGCAGCAGCTCCATTGATAGCAAGTGGAAGTGCAACGGCATCGGTAGCAAGTGGTGAATCATTTATAGTAACAACTGCTAAAACAGGTTCTGAAATAGGTTCTGAATTTACTGGTTCGATTAGTATTAGTGGTTCATTATATACATCAGATTTTATATTTGGTGATGGTAGATATATTACAAATGTACAAGCGGCAGCAGCTCCGTTAATAGCAAGTGGTTCGGCAACGGCATCTGTACAAAGTGGAGATACTTTTGTAGTAACAACGATAGCAACTGGTTCTCAAATTGGTTCACAATTTACTGGTTCAATAGATGTAAGTGGTAGTGTAAAAGCATTCTCATTCATTGGAGATGGTTCTCAATTAACAAATGTACAAGCGGCAGCATCTCCATTGATAGCAAGTGGTTCGGCAACGGCATCAGTAGCAAGTGGTGAAAGATTTATAGTAGAAACTTCACCACAATCTGGTTCATATAAATCACAATTCACATCATCGGTAGCAATTAGTGGTTCAATTACCGCATCTATTTATTTTGGTGATGGTGGTGGATTATTTAATATCCCACCTGATGCTATTGAAAACTTAGAGTTATTTAAAATTAACTCTGGTTCTGGTGTTGCTATTATTGACCCGACTAAATTAGATGTAAACGTACCAATCACTGCAGCAAGATATGATGGTGATGGTAGTGGATTATTTAACATTCCACCTGAAGCGTTAGATGACCTTAAGATTGATAGAATCCAATCTGGTTCGGTAGAAGCTGTAATTTCTCCAAATAGAGGATTAGAAATCGGAACTAGAACATTCGTATCTGGTAACTTGAGTGTTACTGGTTCATTGTTTGTTAGTGGTGGAAACATTGTAGCAAATTCTGGTTCTGTTTTCTTTGGAGATGGTAGTGGATTACGAAACATTAATATTGCTAATTTATCATTTGAAACATTTATATTAAAGAGTGGTTCTGCAACTGCATCAATTTCCCCTGATAATGGGTTTGTAGTTAATACATCTTCATTTGTTTGGGGTGATTCTTATGTAGATGGTAGATTGAGAGCAAATGAAATAACTGGTAGTAATTATATTTTCTCTCCTTTAGTTAGTTCATCTTTCTTAGGAACGTATAACTTCCAAGGAGTTGGACCTACCGCATCTGCTGAATATGATATTTTAAGGTTTGATGAAAGTAGAGGATATTTTATACCTCAACCTGAAACATCATTAACTGAAACTGTATCCTTTAGTAATGTAAGTAATTTAACAATTGTACACAACTTAGGAATTTTATATCCTATGGTTCAGGTATATGCAACTGGGTCTGAAGACCAAATTATTCCTGGTACAATTAAATCAATTGATGAGGATACAATTCAAATTGTATTTGCTGGATTAACTTCTGGACATGTTGTGATTGGTAGTGGTGGTTCATTAATCAATGGAACTATAAATGGTGATAGAGTATTTGGTACGGTATTATCCGCATCACATGCGGTTAGAGCAGATATAGCTGAATCGGTAGTTGGATTCGATCCCGCATCTTTAGCAGCATTATCTGCTTCATTAGCGGATGCATCGGCTTATGTAAAAGCATCTCAAACATCATCTATGGCTGTGTTTAGTGCAGTAAGTTCATCTTATGCATTAACTGCTTCATACGCATTAAACGCTGGAGATGGTGGTGGTACTGATTTATTCATCTATCATACAAGCTCATTAGTAAAATCACAAGTTGCTAAAATTAACTTTAGTGGTTCTGGTGTTGATGTAATTCCATCTGGTTCTGATGGTGTATTAGTAACTATAAATGGAGGAGCAGCTGAAAGTTCTCAAACGGCATCATACATATTATCAACTGGTGTAGATGGTCCTTTGGGAATGAATAGTATCTATTATGCTATCACTTCATTAACAGCATCTTACGCATTAAATTCAGCAAATACTGATACCTCATCATTCTTAAATATTAATACTGACCAAACAATAAACGCATCACTTACGATTAGCGGAAGCTTGGGTGTTAGTGGTAGTGTTTTCTTCAGTAGTAGTGTTTCATTACAAAGTTTACCTTCTGGTTCTGCCAATGAGGTTGTAGTTTGGGATCCTGTAACTAAGAGATTAGCATATAGAAACGTAGCAGCAGCTGTTGGTTCTTCTGGAACTGGTGGTACTTCTGGATTTGATGGTTCGTCTGGGTCTTCTGGAACTTCAGGTTCTTCTGGAACTTCTGGTGTGGATGGTACATCTGGTTCATCCGGTTCTTCTGGTAGTAGTGGAACGTCTGGGGTAGATGGAACTTCAGGTTCATCCGGTTCATCTGGAAGTAGTGGTTCTTCTGGTTCATCTGGAAGTAGTGGTTCTTCTGGTTCTTCTGGAAGTAGTGGTACATCTGGAAGTAGTGGTTCATCTGGTTCTTCTGGTTCAAGCGGAACAAGCGGAACAACAGGTTCTTCTGGTTCGTCTGGTTCAAGTGGAAGTAGTGGAACATCTGGAAGTAGTGGTTCATCCGGCTCATCTGGTTCGTCTGGTACAACAGGTTCAGCTGGTACGTCTGGTTCAAGTGGAACTTCAGGTTCAAGCGGAAGTAGTGGAACATCTGGAAGTAGTGGTTCATCCGGCTCATCTGGTACAACTGGTTCTGATGGTACAAGTGGTAGTAGTGGAAGTGGTGGCACATCTGGTTCAAGTGGAACTTCAGGTTCAAGCGGCTCATCTGGAACATCTGGAAGTTCTGGTACACAAGGAACTTCTGGTTCTTCTGGAAGTGGGGGTACATCTGGTTCATCTGGAACAGCTGGAACTTCTGGGTCAACAGGTACTGCTGGTTCTTCTGGCACGTCTGGAACATCTGGTTCATCTGGTTCTTCTGGAAGTGGAGGTACATCTGCAACCGCTGGTACGGGAGGTTCATCTGGTACTTCAGGAACTTCTGGTTCAACTGGTACAGCTGGTACTTCGGGAAGTTCTGGTGAAGATGGTACATCGGGTTCTTCTGGTACATCTGGTAGTAGTGGTGAAGCTGGAACTTCAGGAACTTCTGGTTCGTCTGGAACAGCAGGCACATCTGGTAGTGGTGGAACATCTGGGTCATCTGGTTCTTCTGGTAGTAGTGGTACAACAGGTTCAGCTGGTTCAAGCGGAAGTAGTGGTACAAGCGGAGAAGATGGCACATCTGGTTCATCTGGCTCATCTGGTAGTAGTGGAACAACAGGTTCGTCTGGTTCATCAGGCACATCTGGTAGTAGCGGTTCATCTGGAACGTCTGGCACATCAGGAACTTCTGGAAGTAGTGGAACAAGTGGTACAACTGGTTCTTCGGGAACTTCTGGGTCTTCTGGAACTGCTGGTTCATCTGGGGTAGATGGTACTTCGGGAACATCTGGCAGTTCGGGTAGTAGTGGAAGTAGTGGAACTACTGGCACATCGGGAAGTTCTGGAACTTCTGGTTCGGATGGTAGTAGTGGAACGGCTGGTTCATCTGGTAGTAGTGGTTCTGCTGGAAGTAGTGGTTCTGCTGGAAGCAGTGGAAGTAGTGGTACAACAGGCACATCTGGTTCTTCAGGAACGTCTGGTTCGTCTGGTTCTGCTGGTAGTAGTGGTACTGATGGTAGTAGTGGTTCTGCTGGAACATCTGGCACAACAGGTACATCTGGTACAACTGGTTCTGAAGGAACTTCTGGTAGTAGTGGAGTAGATGGTTCGTCTGGTAGTAGTGGTTCAAGTGGAAGTAGTGGTAGTAGTGGTTCTACTGGAACGAATGGTACATCTGGTACGACCGGTTCTGATGGCACATCTGGAACATCTGGAACGGATGGTTCATCTGGAACGGATGGTAGTTCGGGTTCGTCTGGTTCTACTGGAACTGATGGAACAAGCGGCACAACGGGTTCATCTGGTACAACTGGTTCGGATGGAACTTCTGGTATAGATGGTAGTTCTGGAACTAGCGGTACAAATGGTACAAGCGGAACGGATGGTTCAACAGGTTCAGCTGGTTCTTCTGGTTCGTCTGGGTCATCTGGTACTTCTGGTTTAGATGGTACTTTCTTTGGAAGTAGTGGAACAGCTGGAAGCAGTGGTTCTTCGGGTTCGTCTGGTTCTACTGGAACTGATGGTACATCTGGTTCGTCTGGAAGTTCTGGTGCAGATGGTACTTTCTTTGGAAGTAGTGGAACGGCTGGTTCATCTGGTACATCTGGTACATCTGGTTCTTCTGGTGAGAGTGGTACTGACGGAACAACTGGAAGTAGTGGTACTTCTGGTTTAGATGGAACTTTCTTTGGTTCATCTGGTTCGTCTGGTACAAGCGGTACTGGTGGCACCTCTGGTTTGGATGGTTCTTCTGGGACAAGTGGAGAAAGTGGTTCTTCTGGTTCTTCTGGTTCTTCTGGTTTAGATGGTACATTTTTTGGAAGTAGTGGTACATCATCTAGCTCTGGTTCGTCTGGTTCAAGTGGAGAATCTGGGACTAGTGGAACTAGCGGAAGTAGCGGAAGTAGTGGTTCGTCTGGTTTAGATGGTACATTCTTCGGAAGTAGTGGTACATCATCAACATCAGGCACATCTGGTTCAACGGGTACGGCTGGTTCAACAGGTACTGCTGGTTCTTCTGGTACATCATCAACATCAGGCACATCTGGTTTAGATGGTACTTTCTTTGGTAGTAGTGGTACATCATCAACATCTGGTACTTCAGGTTCTTCTGGGTCTAGCGGAATAAGTGGAACTAATGGAACATCTGGTTCATCTGGTACATCTGGTTTGGATGGTACGTTCTTTGGTACAAATGGCACAAGCGGTACATCTGGTACAAATGGAACAACAGGTACGGCTGGTTCGTCTGGGTCTACTGGAACTGATGGTACATCTGGAACTACTGGAACATCTGGTAGTGGTGGAACTTCTGGTTTAGATGGAACTTTCTTTGGTACATCTGGTACATCGGGAACAAATGGAGCTCTTGGTAGTACTGGACAGGATGGTACATCGGGTACATCTGGTACATCATTTAATGGAGTAACTTCAGGTACTTCTGGACAAAATGGAACATCTGGTATATCAGGAACTTCGGGTACATCAACACCTGGAATTACTTCTGGTACTTCTGGAACGCCTGGTATTAGTGGTACATCCGGAACATCACCGGCAGGATTTAGTTCTGGTACATCTGGTGGAGCTGGAACAAATGGTACTTCTGGATTTACTACAATAAGTGGTACAACTGATAATGGTGTATTAACATTAGAGGGTTCATCTCCAAATGTAAGAGCAGAAGATAATATGACATTTGATGGTAGTACGTTGACTGTAACTGGTAATGTTATTGTAACTACATCGGTAGCATCAACAACATTTAGAGAAACATATAGTGATTTAGGAACAGGCGGTAGTGCAACATTAGATTTAGCAACAGCAAATAACTTCAGAAGACAATTTAATGCAGGAGCAACAATAACATTCAGTAATCCACCAGCATCAAACGCGTTTGGATTTACATTCACAATGGTTAATGCTGGTACTTATTCTATAACATGGCCAGCATCAATTGATTGGGTGGGTGGTACACCTCCAATATTAACATCATCTGGTGTTGATATACTAACATTCTTTACATTTAATGGTGGTACAACATATTATGGATTTGTAGTTGGAAAAAATCTTAGTTAATAATTAAAGTTATGAGTATAGCAAGAAAATTAATACCATCGGATTCAGCAATTGTGTTTCCGTTTGTTTTTAGAATAACAACAACAGTAGCTAATACTGTGTTTACATGTCCTTTATCGGATTATAGTGGATTAACACCAGTTCTTAATATAAATTGGGGAGATGGTAATGTTTCTCCATTAATTACATCATCATCATCGGTTGATAGAATTCATACATTTGTATCACCTGGAACTTATACAATTACTATAAGTGGATTTATGCCAGGATTTACGGTTAATAATAATTCTGGTATTAGAAATTTAATTACTGAATTGGTACAATGGGGAATCGTTGGATTGCGTTCTATAAATTTTTATGGTTGTTTAAATCTAACAACCATACCTGGAAGTGATGATTTGGATTTAGTTGGTGGTTATACTGGATTGGGTGAAGTGGTTTCTTTTGCTAATTTTATGAGAGGAACTAGAATAACAGCAATACCATCTGATATATTTGATTTTTCACCAAATGCTACAACATTTACGGATACATTTTCATCTATAACAACATTAACAACTGTACCTACGGGATTGTTTGATAATGTAACATCAGCAACAACATTTGCATCATGCTTTTTTGGGTGTAGTGCACTCACATCAGTTCCATCAACTTTGTTTGATACGAATACTAATGTTGTAAACTTTTCTGGTACATTCAGAAACTGTCGTTCTCTTACAAATGTATTACAATTTACATATAACACAAATGTAACAATTTTTAATAACGTTTATAATATGAGTTCTACGGCAAACGCATTAGCTGGAACTGCTCCTGAACTTTGGAATAGAACTCCAACTCCATCTGGAACTGATGCATTCAATAATTGTACAGGTTTATCAAACTATGCATCTATACCTTTAAATTGGAAATAAATTATGTATTTAAGAATAGTAAATAATACAACAACTTACCCATATACAATAAAAGATTTAAGAGAATCTCTACCAAATGTAAGTTTACCTGCTAGTTTAACAAATGAACAATTAGTAGAATGGGATATGTACGAAGTAGAATTTGTACCCGCTCCTAATGATTATACAAAAAATATTATAGAAGGTACACCAACCTTAATAGATGGTAAGTATTATCAAAATTGGGTACAAACAAATGCAACTGAATCTGAAATCGAACAAAGATTGGAAGATAAGTGGTTTGAGATTAGAGAACTAAGAAATCAATTATTGCAAGAATGTGATTGGACACAATTGAATGATATTCCAACTGAAACAAAAAATTTATGGAGTTCGTATAGACAAAATTTGAGAGATATAACAAATCAATCAAATCCTTTCAATATAAATTGGCCTGTTAAACCTTAAAAGAGGGATAGTTTATATTTATATCTATAACTTAAAAGATTAGATACGAATGGTAATTCATAGTCCCATATTTTCGGGTTCAATAATTCAAGATAGAAATAATGCTTACGCAGACCTTAGTGGTTCATTTACTGGTTCGCTAACTGGTTCTTTTAAAGGAACTATTGATGTACAACAAGCATCTTTTGATAATCTTGTTGTAAATAATAGTTTATCAGTAAGTGGTTCTATTAAAATGACCGGTTCAATGAATTTAACGGCTGGTGGATATTTAGTAGATGGGGTGAATGTATTGGATTCAGCTATCGCATTTGCAATAGCATTGGGATAAATAAATAAAAACAAATGGCAAACGCATTTAAAAATAGTATAACAGGTTCAATCGGAACAGCAGGTGTTAAAGTTTATGAAACACCTTCTAATACATCAACAACTGTAATTGGTGTTGGTGTAGCAAATGTAAACACAAATAATATTTCAGTTAGTGTGATGGTTAGAGATAATTCAGCAAATAAAACTGTATATGTTGTAAAAGATTCCTTAATTATGCCTGGTAGTTCTAATGTATTAGTTGGTGGTGAACAAAAATTAGTTTTGGAAGCTGGAGATTTTCTTTCAGTAACCTCATCATTAGCAAATTCTGCGGATGTAATTGTTTCAGTATTGGAGATAACATAAAAGTTTTAATGAATGGAATATTTAGGAGGTAACCCTAATGGTTTAAATCAACTAAGCTCATCCTTAGTTGCGTTATTTGTGAGTGGAAGTAGAATAGCCAACTTCACATCGGAATCGGTGAATGTAGTAGGTAATTTTACTGCTTCTGGTATTCAAACTAATTTAATAGTTAGTCAATCAAATTCTCCAATATCGATAAGAGGTAATGTTCAAATTACAGGTTCACTTAATATATCATCATCGATATCCGCATCTTTATTTAGAGGAGATGGTAGTGGATTATTTAATATTCAAGCATCATCAATTGGCGATTTAGACCAAATTAAATCTGGTTCTGCAATAGCTAACATTTCACCAAATAAAGGATTGGTTGTAAATGTACCAACTTCAATTAGTGGTGGATTAGCTGTAAATGGTAATTCAAATATAACTGGTTCGGTAATTATTACACAAAATTTAAATGTTGGTGGTAAAATTACAACAACCGAATTACATACAACATTCATTTCATCTTCAGTAATATTTTCATCTGGTTCAAATAAATTTGGTGATAACGTAACTGATAGACAAGAAATAACTGGTAGTTTATCTGTTAGTGGTAGTATAGGTGTAACTGGAAATACAATTCCAACTGATGATACTACAAATGAGGTATTGGTAGTAAACTTAACAACAGGTAGAATAGGTAGAAGATTTGCGGCAGCAACGTCTGGTACATCTGGAACGTCCGGTACAACGGGTTCTTCTGGTACATCTGGCACAAGTGGTAGTGGTGGTTCATCCGGCTCATCTGGAACTTCTGGAAGTGGTGGTACATCTGGAACATCAGCTACATCTGGAACGTCTGGAACTTCTGGTTCATCTGGAAGCTCAGGTTCAACTGGTTCTGCTGGTACATCTGGTAGTGGTGGTAGTTCGGGAACTTCTGGTTCAAGTGGTTCATCCGGTACTAGAGGTACGGCGGGTAGTGGTGGTACATCTGGCTCTTCTGGAAGTGGGGGAACATCTGGAACTTCTGGTACGAATGGTTCATCTGGAAGTGGAGGTACTTCGGGAACTTCTGGAAGTGGTGGTTCATCTGGTAGTGGTGGTTCATCTGGTAGTGGAGGCACATCAGGAACTTCTGGTTCTACTGGTTCAGCTGGTACAACTGGTTCAGCGGGTACATCTGGTACAACAGGTTCAAGTGGTACTTCTGGATTGACAGGTTCATCTGGAACTTCTGGAAGTAATGGTTCTTCGGGAATAAATGGCACATCTGGAAGTGGTGGTACAAGCGGTACTGCTGGTAGTGGTGGTATAAGTGGAGCTGGTGGTTCGGCTGGTACATCTGGTACTGGTGGTACATCAGGAACTTCTGGTTCTTCTGGTACAACAGGTACTGGTGGTACATCTGGTTCTTCTGGATTAAGTGGAGCTGGTGGTACTGGTGGTTCTGCTGGTACATCGGGAACATCTGGCTCATCTGGTAGTAGTGGTAGTGGAGGAACTTCGGGTACATCGGCAACAAGTGGTTCATCTGGATTAACAGGTTCATCTGGTACGGGAGGTTCATCTGGAACTTCTGGAACAACAGGTTCGGCTGGTACATCAGGTTCAACCGGCTCAGCTGGTACAACCGGAACTTCTGGCTCGGCTGGAACTTCTGGTACAACTGGTACAAGCGGTAGTGGTGGTACGAGCGGACAAAGTGGTGGAATCAAATATAATTTTTCAACAACAATAACTGATTCAGATCCTGGTAATGGATTAATTAGATATAATAACACAACAATTGGTTCAGTAACTTTCTTATATATTGATATTTTAGACCAAAATGGTAATACTCAATTAACATGGTTTAATACTTGGGATGATAGTAATACACCAAACAATAGAGGTACTCTTATATTATCATCAAGAGATAGTGGTACTGTAAATAATATATTCACAATAACAGGAGCAGTTACAAACGCATCTGGATATTTTAAAATACCTGTAACGTATGTTAGTGGTACACTACCAACTAATAACGCTCAATTAGTAGTTGATTTTGCAAGAACAGGAGATAGTGGTACATCCGGCTCATCCGGTACTACCGGTACATCTGGAAGTGCTGGTACTTCTGGCACATCTGGTACAACTGGTACATCAGGCTCAGCTGGAACATCTGGTTCTGCTGGTACATCTGGAAGTGGAGGCACATCAGGTTCAGCTGGTTCATCTGGAAGTGGAGGTACATCTGGAACAAGAGGAACATCTGGAAGTGGAGGCACATCAGGAACTTCTGGTTCGGCTGGTACGGCTGGTAGTGGTGGAACTTCAGGAACTTCTGGCTCGGCTGGAACAGCTGGTAGTGGTGGTACATCTGGTACAAGAGGAACATCTGGAAGTGGAGGCACATCTGGAACTACTGGAAGTGCTGGTACATCTGGAAGTGGGGGTACTTCTGGAACTTCTGGTTCAGCTGGTTCATCTGGTAGTGGTGGTACATCTGGATTATTATCATTAACTGGTACAACAAACAATGGTGTAATAACTTTAGATGGCACTGCCCCAAATGCAACTGTTGAAAGTAACTTATTGTTTGATGGAAGTACATTGACAGTAAATGGAGCAGCGGTAATTACTGGTAACTTAGTTGTAAATGGTACAACTACGACTGTAAATTCAAATACAATAAATTTAGGTGATAATATAATCACATTAAACGGAGATTTTACAGGCTCATCTGCGCCAACTGAAAATGCTGGTATAGAAGTTAAAAGAGGTAATGCGGCAACTGTATCATTCTATTGGAATGAAACAAATGATAGATGGACTTCTGATAATAATTTTAGAGTAGAGGGAAATGTAACATTAAGTGGTACGATAGATACTGGGCAAGGTGCAACTGAAGTTTATTTAATGAACCAAAACGTAAGAACTACGGATGCGGTTACATTTGCTACGGTTGATACTGGACAAGGTGCAAACGAATTGTACGCAATGAACCAAAACGTAAGAACTACGGATGCGGTTACATTTACAACAGTTAATACTGGTCAAGGTGCAAACGAATTGTACGCTATGGACCAAAATGTTCGTACAACGGATGCGGTAACATTTACCACTGTAAATACTGGACAGGGTGCAAACGAATTGTACGCAATGAATCAAAACGTAAGAACTACGGATGCGGTTACATTTGCTACGGTTGATACTGGTCAAGGTGCAACAGAAGTTCACTTAATGAATCAGAATTTAAGAACAACGGATTCTGTAACTTTTGCTAACGTAACTTCAAATTTAACTGGTACTGCTGATAGAGCAGAAGCTGTTGATTCAAATGATACTCGTAACACAAATGATACACCATCTAGTAAAAATGCTGGAGTTTACTTTGATTTTAAAGCAAATACTACAAACGGATTAAGTGATGGTGGTACATATAACGGCCAAATGTTTTGGAGAAGTTATGGTAGTAGTACTGATTTAAGTGGTGGTTATCCAATTCAAATTGCATATACCGCAAATGGTAGATTATGGAGTAGATTAGGGACATCATCATCAGCATGGGCAGCTTGGAGACAAATATTAAATAGTGTTGACCAGGTTTACGCTTACAATATGAACCAAAATGTTCGTACAACGGATTCACCTACGTTTGCAACATTAACATTAACAGGTAATTTAGGTGTTGATGGTACTTGGAGATTAGGACCTTCTTCTGGTAATCACATTTATGGTGGTAGCGATAGTGGTGGTTATTATATTGAACAAAGTGGTACTACAAGAGCATTAAGAATACAATCATCAAATGGTAGTAGTACATATACACAATTATATATTGATGGAGCAAACCAGAGAATATATACATCTGGTGGAGCCAGAGTTGGTATAAATACAAATGATTTTTCATACACCGCATCTGATAATAGTGCAGCTGCTGGTAGTATAACAAATAATAGACTATTTGTAGATGGTTCTATTCAATTACTTGGTAATAACGATGCTATTGTATTTGGTAGAGGAACTTCAACATTTCTTAAAGATGAAGAATTAGGATTTGGCTGGGGTGGTGGTTGGTATATGATTGATGGAACCTGGATTCGTTCTAGAGGTTCTAAGAATGTTTATGTTGATGCCTATGTTAGAGCACAAGGTTCATTTAGAGTAGGTTCTGAATATTCAATATGGGCACCTTATGGTACATATAGTGCTTATATAAGTAGAATTGCATATTTCTCATTTGATTGGAACGCTAATTACGATTCATATTCTAATCATGGTATAGCATCAACCGATTTAAACGGAAGTTTTTCAGATTCAATGAGTATTAACTCATATAATGATATTATCTTAAGAGTAGATTCAAACGATAACAATAACAATTCGTATGTTCGCTTTATGGATAATACCTCTGGCAATAACCAATTTGCATATATTGGTAGAGAAAGTGGTTCTCCTATTGCATATTTTGCAGGGTCTGTTTATGGTAGTATATTCTATGATTCTAATGATAGTGGATATTATGTAGACCCGAACTCAACGGGTCAATCGGCCGGTAGAATGAGAGGTGGTTTCTTACATGGACCAAATCCAACTTGGGGAGCATATCTTCTTGTTGGTGGAGATGGTAGACAAGGTTATATCGATAGTTCATTCGCATCGGTAGCAACCACAAATGGTAATTTACACTTAGATGCCGGTAATGGATATCAATTATATCTTAACTATTATGATGGTAATGTAATATACTTTGGTGCAGGTAACACTAGTAACTGGGGTGAATTCAGTAGTGGTATATTTTACGCATACAATCAAATGCGTTCACCAATAATGTATGATTACAATGATACTGGATATTATGTAGACCCTAACGCCACTACAAATATTCGTTATCTAAAAGTTAATACAACAGGTACATCATCCGCAACAAGAGCTCTTACAATTAAGAACGATGGATTCGGTGAGTATAACTTTGGTTCATACCCTGGAGCTTGGACATCTGCATTACAAATCCAAAATAACGATAATACCAAAATGATTTGGATATCACCATTGGATTCTGGAAATCATGCTAGATTCAATGTAAATGGTTCAACATCTGGATTGCACTTTAATGTTGGAGGGTCTATTAATAATAGTGGTACTACATCTTTTGAAATTTATAGTTCTTATGTTTATAGTGGATACCCTGTTTATGGTACTATTTTCTATGATGCAAATGATAGTGGATATTATGTAAATCCAAATGGTACATCACGTATAGGTGGTATTCAAATTGGACCAGCTTCATCTACTTCAAATGAAATTCGTTTTTATGGAATTAATGGTGATGGTACAGCTGGATATAATCACGCCGCTATTATTGAAAGACAGTGGAGAAATGCAGATGAATCTGAATTATTAATATTCAAAGGAAATGACCCTGATACATCTACTATACATGACCGTGTAAGAATAGCAGCAACCGGTAGAGTTGTTTTCCATTCTTATAATGGATATGGAAACGTTGATGATTATATATCAGCAGTTGGTACTGGTAATATTGATGGTAGTGGATATTTCAATGGTGGTGAATTTCACGTACCTGGTAATATACAATCACCTATATTTTATGATAGAAATAATACTGGATACTATGTAGATGCAGCATCTCGTTCTCGTTTATCATCAATAGATTATGGAGATGGCGGTTATTACTTTGGTGGTGGTAGCTGGGGTTGGAGACACAATACTCCGTATGGATATATTGAATTTGGACCTGCAAACTCTGGACATGCTCACATTTATACTAACCGCTCTAACTTCTATTTCAACGTATATGAAATGTACCTTAATGGGTATAGAGTAGCAATGTACAACTATTGGGTTGGTAATATGTACTTAGGTAGTGGTGGTGATTTTTACGCAACTATCTTCTATGATTCAAATAATAGTGGATACTATTGTGACCCTGCTTCTACAAACCGATTAAACTTTGTAAACGCAAACAACATATACATCAATGCCGGTCACATGTTATATAGTGATAGTGGTGGATGGACCGGTGAATATAATAAAATACAATGGCATAGTTCCCACATGTATTTCCAAAAAATGCAAGAGGGATATTGGATATTCAGAAGACCTTCTGGGGCTGAACCACATCAATTTGCAGTAGATGGAAACCATTATACTTCGTATTTAGGTTGGTTATCTAACTGGGCTAACCAAAACGTAAGAACTGATGCCTCACCAACTTTCTATGACCTTTATGTAAACGGATGGTTTAGAAATAATACTTCTGGTCACGGTTTGTATAACCAAAACAGAGGAATGCACTGGTATTCAAATAACGGATATTGGAAATCAGCCGGTGGCGGATATGGATATGGTGGTGTTGTAATGTACAATAACTACGAATCTGATTTAAGAGGATACTCTGGATATTGGGATGGTAGTGGATTTGGTATGTTGAATAGTTCTGGTAACTGGCAGATTCGTATTGAATATGGTAATGCTCACATGGAGTTGTATCGTATTACATATATGAACGATGCTAGAGCATATATCTACTATGATAGAAATGATACTGGTTACTATATGGACCCTAATGCTCGTTCTCAATGGTTGGGATTAGAAAATAGAGGTAAAGGTAACATTTCACTTACAGGTAAATCAAACTGGAGAAGACCACAAGATTATACCGGAGATAGCAACTATTGGACTGGTAATATGGGTTGGGGTACTACGGACTTCAACTGGGTAATGGACTGGGGTAGTGGTGATATTGATACTTGGTCAAACCCGGCTAACCAACCTCCTGGTACATCTCACTGGGTTGGTGTTCAATCATATCACTATGTAAACTCATACAATAGTGGATACGGATGGCAGTTAGTTGGTGGACCTGTTGATAGATTATGGTTTAGAAACTCTTGGTCTGGTAATACTGGTTGGAAAGCACAAATCGACTCTAACAACAGAGCAGAATATTGTTTACCAACATACGATTTTACCACAACATCAAGACTATACTTCTTATACAATAGAGGATACTATGGTACACAAACCGATTCGGCAATGTGTCAACCATACTCTACTGGTAACAATGGTGCATTTATGTCATTCCATAAGTCTGGATACTACGCTATCAACTTAGGACTGGATGGTGATAACCTTATACGTTGGGGTGGTTGGTCTTCTAGATGGCAGAGATACTATTTGAACGATGATACTTTAGGTACTCCTTATATCCTACGTTCAAACTTTGATAACTATGGTTCTGGTGGTATTTGGGTATCTGATGATGGTGATTTAGTAGACTTGAATGATGGTTACTTAGCATTAAGAGCTTCGTATGGTTTAAGAATTCATAGTGGTAATAGAGGTGGTGGTGCAAATATCAACTTAAGATATGATGGTGTTATTATTGCATCAAATAACATTATTGCGTATGGTTCTCCTTCGGATAGACGATTAAAAGATAATGTAAAACCTTTAGAAAATTCATTAGAAAAAGTAATGAAGATGAGAGGTGTTGAATTTGATTGGAGAGAGGGTACTGATGAATACGAAACTACAAATCTAAGACATGATATTGGTTTTATCGCACAAGAAATTGAAGATGTGGTTCCTGATTTGGTTAGAGCTGGGGAAGATGGGTATTTAGCAGTAAGAGATAGAGGTATCCCAGCATTATTATTAGAAGCTATTAAAGAATTAAAAGGTGAATTGGATGAAGCTAGAGCTGAAATAAAAATGTTAAAAGAAAAAATAGGTTTTGAGTAAAAACTATATATTTATATATATAAAAGGAAATAATTATGGCAATTAAAATAGCAGCAGAAATTGGAACATCCCAAGGTATAACTGATGGGGCTTATGTTAGAATCTATCGTTATGTGGTAGATAGAAATAAAGGTGCATTAGAATTATATGTAAATGTATTTAAAGATGAAGAAAGTGCACGATTATTAGAAACAAATATTTCTAATCGTATGGGAGCACCTATCCAAGAAAGATTTCTTGCAAAAGTAGATGCTATTCCACATTGGCATTCATTACCAATGTATTCAGTTCAAGAAGAAGTAATTGATGGTAGAGTTTATGAAAAGAAAGTACCTAATTTTACTGCATTGGAAGGTGAAGATATATTTTCTAAAGCATATCCTTTATTGAAAGCAAAGATAGCAGCAGATTTAATTGAAAGAAATGTAATACAATCAGCAACAGTATTGCAAGACGTATAAAATAAAATAAAATGACAACACATATAGAAGATAAAATTGTATTTGGAAAAACTATAAACAATGTTTTTACAAATTTATTAAGATACGATTTGGAACAAGATGATTGTGTACTTAGGTATGAATTAAGATATAGAAATCCTAATAGAGAATCTGTAGCTACTTCAGATACCATTATCACAAATGGTGAATGGAAAGTTCCTGAAACGGTATTGAATGCATGGACTGGTAGTAATTATTTTTTAGCAGAAAAATTATGTGAAGACTTTAATTTTACAGTCTTAGGACATGACAATAGTTAATTTATAATTTAATATATTTATACTAAACAACAATAAAAAAATGGCAATTAATTATACTTGGAGAATAACATCCTTAAAAAAAGCAAATAGTAACGATTTGGAAAATGTTATTATCGGAACTAGATGGGAATGTATAGGTACAGATGATTCCGATGGAGTATCTGGTACTTTTGTTGGAGCAACTCCGTTTTCATTGAATTCGGTAGATTCTGATAACTTTGTAGAATATTCATCTTTGACAGAAAGTGATGTTTTAGGTTGGGTTAAAAATCACGTTAGTGGTTCTGGTCCAACAAACTATTGGCCTCATATTAGTGAAAGAATACAAAAAGCAATTGAAGCTTCCAGAGGAGTTGTTCAAGATGTAAACGAAATTGATTTACCTTGGTCACCGGTATCTGGTTCTAATTCTGGTTCAATAGCAAGATAATATTGGAAAAAATAACATAGATTAAATATCCAAAGCATTATATTATGTTTTGGATATTTTCTTTATATTTATATCTGTATTTCACAACTAGCAAATACAAACTTAAAATACAAATTGGAGAAATAAAATGGCAGAAAGAATCGTATCACCTGGCGTATTCACAAGAGAAAATGACCTATCCTTCTTAGCGCAAGGAATTGGAGAAATTGGAGCAGCATTCATAGGACCTTTTAAACAAGGACCTGTATTCGTTCCAACTATTGTGAGAACACAATCAGAATTCGAAAGTATTTTCGGAACACCTGATGGGACTTATTATACTGAATATGCAGTACAAAACTATTTAAGAGAAGCTGGAGTAGCAACAATCGTAAGAGTAGGTGGAATTGGTGGATACCAAGAAGCAGCACCTATTGGTATTTTTGCTTCTGGTGGTCTTGTTGGTGAAAAATTAATTGGTGTATTACACTCAACTAAAAACGGAAATCAAAATGTAGCGAAATCAGTAGTTTTGGCATCAAGCCCAACTGTATCTGGTTCGTTTTTAATATCTGGTTCTGATTTTGGTTGGATATCTGCATCAATATTACCAACAGCTACTAATGATTTAGCAGATGTATTTGGTACTTCTCCATTTGGTTCTAAAAAAGCATACTCATATACATATTTTGAAAACTTAGCATCTGCATCTTATTCTAACGCAGCAGCGGGTGAGTGGGGTGGTACTGTTGTAAGTGCAACGGCATTACCTGTGCAAGATTTTGCATTTGATGCACAAGCTGCAGAAACTCCAATGGTTCAATCACAATTAATTAGTGGTGAGAGATATGACCTATTTAAGTTTGTAACTTTAGGACATGGTACATTATATAATACTAAATTTAAAATTGGTATCTCTAATGTAAAAGCAGCTGGTGAAGATGGTGGTACTGATTATTCTACATTTACTGTAACAATCCGTTCATTCGGTGATACTGATAAGAGAAAGAGTGTTGTTGAAACATTTAACAATGTAAACTTAGACCCTGCTTCTCCAAACTATATCGCTAGAAGAATTGGTGATAGATATTTCACAATTGGTTTAGATGGTAAGATTACTGAATTTGGTGATTACTCAAATAAATCACAATATGTAAGAGTGGTAGTATCTGACGCAGGTTCATTCCCAATTTCAGCAGCACCATTTGGACACGGAGCATATACTAACCCTATTAAGGCAACTAATAACGCACAAGCATTAAAGGTACAACCTGTAACATATCAAACTAATTCTACTGGTAACACAGCATCATCTCCAATCTATTTTAGTGGATTTGATTTTGAAACAAACGGAATTAAGTTGGATAATGCAAACTACTTAAAACCAATCCCAACAAACGCTGAGACTGGTTCTAACGTATCATTCGCATTTGATGCAAATGGTTTAACTTATCAAATGACTGGTTCAGTATCAGCTGATATGGTTAAGAGACAATTCGTATTAGGATTCCAAATGGGATTTGATGGTACTAATCCTGTAACACCAATATTAAAAGCTGGTGAGAGTGGATGGGGTGCTGGTAATACACAAGGATTCAATTGTTCTACATCAACATCATCTGGTTCAGTTGCATACACTAAAGCAATTGCAGCAATTTCAAATCCTGATGAATATGATATCAATATGGTGGTAACTCCTGGTATTGTAAGAAGATTACACCCAGCTATTACTACTAGAGTAATTGATATGGTGGAAGAAAGACAAGATGCATTCTATATCGCTGACTTTAACGATTCAGCAGATACAATAACTCAAGCAACTGAAGAAGCTAACTCTGTTGATTCAAACTATGTTGGTACTTACTATCCTTGGGTTAAAACAATTGATACAAATACTAACAAACTTACAACTGTTCCACCATCTACATTGTTACCAGCGGTTTACGCTTCTAACGATAGATTGGCAGCTGAATGGTTCGCACCTGCTGGTTTAAATAGAGGTGGTATTGTAGGCGCAGTTAGTGTATTGAATAGATTAACACATGCAGAAAGAGATACTCTATATGAGAACAAAGTAAACCCAATCGCAGCATTCCCTGGACAAGGTATTGTAGCATTCGGACAGAAGACATTGCAAGATAAAGCATCAGCTTTAGATAGAATCAATGTTAGAAGATTACTTATCACTGTTAAGAAGTTTATCGCATCTACTTCTCGTTACTTAGTATTCGAACAAAATACTTCAGAGACTAGAGGAAGATTCTTAAACACTGTTAATCCATATTTGGAAACAATTCAACAAAGACAAGGTCTATACGCATTCAAAGTGGTGATGGATGAAACCAACAACACTCCGGATGTAATAGATAGAAATATTATGGCGGGACAAATTTTCTTACAACCGGCTAAGACAGCTGAATTCATCGTAATTGATTTCAACATCTTACCAACTGGAGCAAGTTTCTCAGCATAATATAAAAACAAACAAATTAGATATTTATAATTAAATAAAAGGGCAATAAAATGGCAGATATTCTATCCTTCGATAAGATGTTCTATACGAACTTCGAACCAAAAATGAAAAACCGTTATATAATGGAATTGACCGATACGGCAATACCATCATTTACGGTAAGTGCGGCTAACCGACCATCAATTCAATTTGAGACTGTAAAAATAGACCACATCAACGTTTATAGAAAATTGAAAGGTAAGGGCGAGTGGCAAGACTTGGAAATTACTTTGTATGACCCAATCGTACCATCGGCAGCACAGGCAGTAATGGAGTGGGTTCGTTTATCACATGAATCTATTACTGGTAGAGATGGATATGCAGAAATGTATAAAAAGGATATCGATTTTTACCTATTAGGACCTGTTGGTGATAAGATTGAACAATGGAAATTGAAAGGTGCATTTATCTCTCAAGCAAACTTTGGAGATTTAGCATATAGTACAACAAATGAGCCTGTAACAATTACATTAACATTAACTTACGATTACGCAATCTTAGAATTCTAAAATATTCCTTACGGAAGCTACCGAAGGACAACCCTCATCAGAAATGGTGGGGGTTTTTTATTTTTAAAAATTTTAATTTAATGTATTTATATATACAAACTTAAAAATAATAAAGTTATGAGCGAAAAGCAATATGATTTTCCAACGGAAGTGTTGGATTTGCCATCGGAAGGTAAGGTATATCCAAAAGATAACCCACTATCATCTGGTAGGATTACAATTAAATTAATGACAGCAAAAGAAGAAGATATTCTTTCTTCTACCAACCTTATCAAAAAAGGTATTGTATTGGATAAACTATTCGAATCTATTATAGTGGATAGTGTAAACCCAAAAGATATTATAATTGGTGATAAGAACGCAATCCTTTTAGCAACAAGAGTATTGGGTTATGGACCTGAGTATAATTTCAGCTTTTATTCATCTAAAAAAGGTGATTATGTAAATGTAAATATGGATTTGACACAGGTTAAAACTAAAGATGTTGATTTATCCGTATTTAATAATAAGAATGAATTTGAATATATTACACCACATGGTAAGAACAAAATAGTATTTAAAATTCTTACTCATGGTGATGAAAACGATATAGATAAAGAAGTTGAAGCTCTTAAAAAATTAAATAAAGATTTATCATCTGATATTACAACTCGTTTGAGATATATGATTAAATCAGTTGATGGAAACGCTGAAGTAGGGCATATTACTAGATTTGTTAATAATATGAGAGCCTTAGATAGTAGAGCATTCAGACAGCATGTTAAAGAAATATCTCCTGATATGGATATGACTTATGTTCATACACATGAAGATGGTGAGGTGGAGGAGGAGCCTATCACATTAGGGGTTGGCTTTTTTTGGCCTACCACCGGGTCATAGTATAGATTTGCATTCTCAAATATTTGATATGGTAAATTACGGAAACGGATTTACTGTTATGGAATTGTATAAAATGCCAACCCGATTGAGGATGTTCTATTATAATAAATTAGTTGATGCAAAGAAGAAAGAAAACGAACAAATAGAAAAATCAAATAAAGCAGCATCAGCATCAAAAGTTAGGGTTAGACGATAATCCTAACTTTTTTATTTATGGGATATTTATAGATGTTAAACTATATTGATTATGAAAAAATACAAAATATCAAAAGAAAATTTAAATGAGTTTTGGGGATTGTTTGGTAAAAAGAAACCACAAACACTGCAGCAAGTTATAGATAATGACCCAATTTTAAACAAATTGGATGATGAACTATATGATATTAATAGAAGCTATATTCCAAAATTACAAAAAATAAAAGATAACGAACCTGAAATGTGGAAGCAACTGCTAAAATATGGTTTAGTGGACCCTAAAGACTTTAAATAATTTTTTATAAATGGCGGTAAACGAAATTACACCAGAACAGCAACAAGAACTTAATGTGCTTTTAGAAAAAGAAGCACTTATCAGGGAAAGAATTGCGGAAATAAATAAAAGAGTAGCAACAGCCCAAGGTAAAGAAAAGCAAAGACTTGAAAATGCTATTAATCAAGAAAATATAAGATTAAAAAATGGTGCTCAACGTATTGCTCAATTAAAAAAGTTACAAGAAGCTGCGCAATATGAAGAAACTATATTCAAATCAATATCTGGAGTAAACGAGCATATTAAAAAACAAATAAACGGTCAAACAACAAATACACAAACATTGGGTAATGTGACTGCTATGCTTGTTAGATTAAAAAAAGAAGAAGTAACAGCTTCAGAAGATGATGCAAAATTAATAGCAGCACGAAGGGAAACATTACAAGGTATTGCACAAAAAACTATTGATATAGCAAAAGAAGCAGATGCACATCATCATCATAGTGAAACATCCGCACAAAAGAGAGAAAAATTTCAAAAAAGTATAGCACATTTAACAGCTGCAGAAAAAGAAGAAGCTGAAACATTATATGAAGTTCATGAGAGATTAGAAAAGAAAATAGAAAGACAAAAAGCTTTACATGAGCAAATGCATGGTGTTATACACCACATACCAGAACCAATAAGTGATGCTGTAAAATTTACAAAGAATATGGTTTCAAACTTAGGAAAGGGTGTATTTCTTACTGGATTATTAGCTGCCGGATTAATGGCTGGTATGCATGCATTTATGGAAATGGATGAGGCTTCAGCAAAGTACAAAGAAAACACAGGCTTTACCAATAATATGACCAAAGAAATTGATGACACAGTACATCATACTGGATTGGCATATAGAGGGTTGGGTGTTACTATGGAGAAGGCTTATGAGGTTCAAAATCAATTAGCAAATCAGCAGAGTGATATGTTCCACTTTGCACAAGGTACTACCGATGCGTTATCTCTTATGGAAGCAACGATGGGTATTAGTGCAGCAAACTCAGCAGCAGTACAAGCATCGTTTGAGCAAATAGGTGGATTATCAGAAGCTACTGCGGCTAATACTCAAATGATGGCGGCTAAATTAGCAGAAGGGGTTGGCGTATCTCCTGCTGAAATGTTTGCTGATATGTCAAAAAGTGCTGGAGTTCTTTCTAAGCACATGAAAGGAAATGTAAATCTATTCATACAATCTGCAGCAAAAGCTAAAATGTTAGGTACTTCATTGGAGGATACCGCAAAGGTAGCTGAAGATTTATTAGATTTTGAATCGGGTATAGAAGCTGAATTAGTAGCAGCAACAATGGTTGGTGGTCAATTCAATCTTAGTAGAGCTAGAGCCTTAGCCTATGAAGGTAAGATTGTTGAAGCAAACGAAGCAACATTAGATGCAATAGAGCAAAGTGGGGATTTCAGTAAGCAAGATTATCACACAAAAATGGCCTTAGCTAAAGCAGCTAACATGGAAGTGGAGGAAATTGAAAAGCAAATAGGTATCCGAAACAAATTAAATACAATGGGTGGGGATACTTTAAAAAATGCAAAAGCTCTTATAGAATCTGGGGTTGATATTAGTACAATGGATGATGATACATTGAAGAAAAAAGCAGAACAATTTGCAACCCAACAAAGAATAACCAGCCAAATGGATGAATTTAAAAATGCTATTGCTGGTTCGGTGGAGCAAATTGGAGGAAGAATGTTACCAGCGTTTCAAGCTATAATGCCGATTTTAGTTGGTATGGCTAATGTATTTGGTGTAATTGGTGATACGATAAAATTTATGCAAGATAACACTTGGGCTATGATAGCAGGATTAACAGCAATGAGTATTATTGCTTATGTAATAGTTGCAGCAAAATTAAAAGAATTAGCACTTGAAAGGCAAATCAGAGCAGCAAAATTACAAGCATTAGGTATTGAAACTGCAAAAGCAACTGCTAGTATATTCGGTGGAGGTGGTGGTTTGGGACCTGTTGGTTGGGCATTAGCTGGAGCAGCTGTATTAGGTATGTTAGCTATGATTGCATCTGCAACTAAAAAGGGGGATGACGTATTTTCACCTGGAAGTAATTCATCTGGATATGGTTCTAGAACCTTAATGGGACCTGAAGGAGCAATACAACTTAATAATAAAGATTCGGTAATAGCAGGTACTGATTTATTTTCAAAACCAAAAGAATCACAACCAACTCCACTACAAACATCATCTCCAGTGGCTACATCAAGTAATAATATGATTGGTGCACTAATAAATGAATTTAGAGGAGTTAGAGCTGATATGGCAAGTGGTAAGATAGGAGTTTATATGGATAATCAAAAGGTTACTGCTAACGTAACTAGAACTATGGATAATAGTACTAGAAATAATTTTGCATTAGTATAAAATATAATTTAAATGCCAACTTTAGAAGAATTATTTAAGAATAAAAAATATGAAAAACTTGGGGATAAAACTCCACAGGAGGCATTTGCTGTTAGAAACAGTAAAGATATTCAAATATCAACAATAAGTCCTTTATTGAATAGTACATCTGTACCTTTAATAAATAAAATAAGATTAGGTACTAATGCAGACAGATTTTCAGAAACGCGTATAGAAAGTGAATTAATAGGATTACTACCATTCACAAACTTTTCAGAGCCAATATTATATGGTACTGATATACTTAGAATAACTGCACAACAAACTTCATTAGGGGAAGCTATGAAAGCTGGAACTGGTGGTAGAGGTTTAGTAGCAACAGCTGCAAGAGTTGTAGGTGATGTTGTTGGTGATGGTGTTCAATTTGGAGCATCTAGATTATTAAAAGTACCATCTACATTTAATCCAAAAACAGCTGCTATAAAAGCAGGTGCATCTATAAAAAACACTTTAGGTGCTTTATTTCCGGATGTATTAATTCCATCTAAAATTGTTGCAAGTCCTGCATTTACAGCTAAAATACCGGGATTCAATGAAGAATACAGAACCCATGAAGCATTAGCAAATTTAAAAGCATTTTCAGCTGGAACTAAAGTTGCATCATTTTTAGCAAAAAATGCAACAGGAACTCCTGACCAAATTAAACAAGCTGTTATTGGGCAAGGTCTTAATATAGCACAACAACAAACAAAGAAATTTGTATCAAATCAATTGGTTAAAATATTATCTAAAGGAGGTGATAAAGCACAGCAAATGGCAAAGGAGTTGCAACAAAGTCAAGTTGCGTTTCTTAGATGGTCATCTTTAAAAAAATATACTGATGTTGTAAAAAATGTAAGGCAATTTGGAGTACCTCCATTAAATTTCGCTAATCAGGAATATGTAGGAATTGATAGTGATATATCAGAAAGATTTGACCTTTCAACTAAATATTCAATAGAATTTAGTGGTGAAGCGGATGAAAAGAAAAGAGGAAAAGCTAGATTTTTAAAAGAAAAAAATCAAGCGGAATCAAATTATATTGATGGTGAAACTAATGGTGTTTGGAAATATTCAAAAATCCCACGCAAAACAGATAGAACAACACTTGGAATAGGTAGCACTAGCGATAATAAAAATAGAGCATATCCCTATAATGGAGAAACATCGGATGTAAATAGTGAAAATGATTATGTACCATTAAAATTCACATCAGTAGCTACAGGAACATCTGTAATATTTAGAGGTACTATTACTGGATTAAGTGAACAATTTTCACCATCATGGGATAGTAGTAGATTTATAGGAGCCCCATTCAACTTTTATACATATCAAAGTATAGAAAGAACTGTACAATTTTCATTTAAAGTATTTTCTCTTACCGGACTTGAACATAAAGCTTGTTGGTCAAAGTTAGGTTACTTATCTTCATTATGTTATCCTCAAACTTATATGTCTAACACTGGTGCGGTAACTGCTCCATTTTTAAAATTTACATTGGGAGATATGTATCGAAATAAGGAATGTTTTATTGAAAACATGTCTTATAATATAGATGATAACTATCCTTGGGAAGTAGGACTGAATGGTAAAGACTTGCAAAATTATAGATTACCAACAATTGTTGAAGTTACAATTACATTAAAATTTGTTGAAGCAAAATCAAATACATATAATGAAAAAACTGATTCTGACGGTAAAATAGATAATACTGAACTTGGAAGTAAGATGTATGGATTTAAAGAAACTTACAATAATGTTGAGAGTAAACAAAATGATAAAAAGTTCACATCAACAAATAAACCTGATGTACCAGCTGACCCATTAAAACCTGAATCTGAAAAAAATCAGCAAGAACAGGGAGACCCATATCCACAAGATTCAACAGAAGAAGCATTATTTATCCAAAAACAATTTAAATTACAAAAAACAAATATATTCCACACAGCGTTAGGACAAACAAAAGCAAGACCAGTTTATAGACAAAAGAAAACTGGTAAATTGTATTTTGGAGATGGTACTCCTTATGATGGATTTGGAAAAGAAAAAGCAGGACCTGATTTAAGTTTTATTGGTGATGTGGATGTAGTAAATAATCCAAATACTCCTAATATAAATAACATAGCATAATATGAGAAGTAGATACGAAACAAATGATACTAAAAAAACTAAAGATGGTAGAATAGTTTATAAAGCTAAAAGATATGCAAATATACCATTACGAGAAACTGATGTATATGTTGCTACTGAAACTGGTGATAGATTGGATACATTGGCTAATTATTTTTATAACAACTCATCTCTTTGGTGGATAATAGCAACAGCAAATAATATACATGATGCTAAGTTTTCTTTTCCGGATGGTACTATACTTAGAATTCCAACACAATATATAGAAATTGTAAATAACGAAACTAATATATAAAATACATGTGGCCTCAGCTTACAAATATAGAACCCATTATTGTAAAAAAAATAAAGGAAACCGATTCTATCGAAACATCCAAATTAAATTGTTTTGTTAGAATTATATCTGGAACTGGTAACGGTCTTATAATGTCATCCAACCCAGATTGGAAATTATTTAGTGCCGCTGGAATATCAAATCCATCTTTTTATGGTGATGGTAATAGTAGTGGTACGATTGGTATGGATTGGTTTAACAGACCCGTATATGCAGATGTATCATCTTCAATTGATGTACCATATAAGCCATCACCAATAGTAACAGCTATAAATGTAAAGGAGGGTAAAGACCAAATATCAAGACACTGTGATTTAAAATTAACAGCATTTACTTTAGCACAAGTGGAAACTTTACAAGCTTACATAATGGAACCGGGTCATTCTCTTTTAATAGAATATGGTTGGAATACAAATTTTGGTGTAAGTGGATTGATACCATTAAATGCAAATACAATTGTTTCTGATGCTGGTAAATATAATTTAGGGCAAACTAGTTTACATAACAAGCGAGTAGTTTGCCAAGGTGAATATGATTCATTTTTTGGTTTTATAGTTGGAGGCAGTGTTAGTTCAAACGGAGATGCATTTGATATATCAATTAAATTGAGAGGAGCACCGGGAATTCCAACATATTTACAATCTCAAGCAAGTATAGAAAATATAGACCCTACTACTGGAAAGGTTACAAATACATTAGCAGACATTCCATTTGGTGTAACTGAATTAAATTTGGAAGCTCAAGACCAAATGGCTGAAAGACGTTTTAAAAAAATGTTTAATGATTTACCAACAACAAGGCAAACTAAACCTGTTAAAAGTTTATTATTTCGCACTGCTGATAATATTTGGACTAGTGATGATTTTGTAAATTTCGATCCTGTTATTGATAATCAAATATCAAATTGGAGAGATGGTAGAGATGTAAATGGAGAAGAAATCCCAGAAGAAGGTGCTGGTAATAAAATTCAACAGCCGGCTGCAGGGGCACTTAATGCACAACAAACTAAAACGCTTTCCAAAGAAGAACAAGATGCTATTAATAGAAAAGAAAATATAGCAAAAAAGATAGTTCAATATCAAATGGAAAAGGGTGTTGTTTTTAATTCTGATTGGGATGATTATGTTGAACAATGGAAAATAACACAGGCGGAAATAGATGAGGTTTTAAAAACTAGAGTTAAAAAAATAGAATGGACCGAAACACAAGGTTCATACGGTGGAGCAACTACAGTATATAAAGTAAAATATGAATTAATACCCCAACCACCAGCTGACCCACCTGCACCAGACCCGGCACCAGCAGCTGCAACAGAAGTAACGGTAGCTAATGAAATAGGAACTGCTGGAGGTGGTAGTGTATCTGGGATTGAAATAGGTAAAACTGAAATTAGAGTAAATGGTGGTTTAACAATACCAAAGGAAAAGTTATTTTCTAAAAACAAATATATTAGATTTGCAAAAGCAGTTGATATATTAAACACAAATTCTGCAATAGAATCGATAAAATATGGAGGTAGAAATATTAACATTGTTTTGGATATAAAAGATTGTCATATCGGAGCATTCGAAGGGATATATTCTACTAAGCCAGAAACATTATTAATACCTGGTAGAATTCCTGATTTTAGTAAATATTTTATGGAGCAAAATTTACAAACCTTAAGTGAAAATATTGTACTTGTAGATAAATCAATAGGTGATATATCATTTGCACAATCAACGCAATTAACTGGTAAGCATAAAGAAAAACCTTATTATTGGGGAAAATTAGAAAATTTGTATATAAATTTTGATTTATTTAAAAAAGAATTAGAAGCACCTAATAAAACTATTCGTGATGTATTGGAAACACTATTAAATGAAATGAGTACTGCGGTAGATTCATTTTGGCATTTTCAAATAGTAGAAAAAGATGCAACTGTTAAAGATAAAGAAACATTAGTTTATACTGTGATAGATGAAAATTGGGTAGGTGAAAACACATCCACACCTGTATTATTTGTACATAGTGGTGAGCAGTCTAGATTTTTACAAGCTGATTTGGATATTGATATACCGGGCTCTATGACTAGTGCAATAATATCAAAAAGATTGAGTTTAGCTACAAACCCATCTCAACCAAATTTAGAGGTTGGTGGTAAGGGTTCTATTTTTTCTGGAAAATTGGATAAGTTTATGACTGGTTATGTAAAAGGACCTGGCTTAGCAGCTGGAACTGCTGGAACTTCTGGAACTTCTGGAGCATCGAATGCAGAGCAAACAGCTAGGGAAAGAACATTAAATTCATACGGAAGTAGTACATTAACGCCCGCCCAAGAAGAAGAAAGAAAAAAAATAGTTGGAGACGAAAAAGCAAATAATGAAGCCAAAGCTAAATTAGAAAAGGAATACAAAGAAGCTGTTGCTTCATATAATGCTGTAATAGCAGCTCAAAAGATTGAGATAGAAAAAAATGACCCGATTGGATTAAATACCGATGCACAAAATAAAGCCATAGCAAACGCAGAAGCTATAATAACTGCATCTCAAAATAAAATAAAAGAATTAAAAACAAAATATGAGGCAGACTTAGAACCACTTGTAAAAAAAGAAACAGAACTTGATGAATCGGTTAAAAAATTTGGAGAAGGAGTAGCTGCTCAAATAGTTGCTAACATATCATCCAATTTGGAAAAGATTGATGTAGTACCTAACCCAAGATCAAATAGTATTACAGAAGATAGTTTAGCTAATTTTATGACTGATTTGGGTGTATTTGACCAGCATTTTAGAGTATTTTGTTGTAAGGATAATAAATTTTTCAATGTATTAAAAGCAAATACATTAGGAAAGAAAGCAGGAGGTGGTGGTAGGTTATCACACCCATTACCAATTAAATATTCATTTACAATTATGGGAAAGAGTGGTATAAGAAGGGGTGATACTTTTAATATACTTGGAATACCAAAAAAATATGCAGCTAGTGGATTGTTTCAAGTTACTCAAGTGGAACATACTATACAGGATATGAAATGGACAACTAGAGTTCAAGGAGAATATAGACAACAGCAATAACATGGAAATTAGTAAAATAGAATATAATGAATTGGTAAAAATTTCTGGAAAAGATTTGATAAAAAATCAAATAATTAGAAGTTATTTACCAATGCCAACGTATAATGATTATAGGAAAGGATATATTGTCAGATATTTTATACAAAGAATAAACGATGATAATTCAATAATATACGAAGTAAGTGAAAACGATTATTTAAAGTTTTCATTAGATACATTTTATAACACTGTAAATATTGATTGGAGATTGGCTGGTGGTGAACAAATTATAAAAGATTCGAATGAAAAATCGGTAAAATTGGGTTCTAAAAAAATGAAAAGTTTGATTTTCTATTTACCAAATTATTTACAATTTAGTGGTTATTAATTTGGTGGTTTAATTATTTTTTCGTATATTTGTATTTATTAATATGGGGGTGACTCGGAATTGATTACAATGAGAATTGTAGTATCACACGTAGACAGAAGTGCTAGATGTCTTTAAATCTGTACAAAACAATAACTGACGTAGAATTATCTACTTGGAACTTCGAAGATGCTATGGCATTTGTAGGAGCTTACGATTACGCTGTAGCAGCCTAATCACCACCCGCATCACTCGTGGGTTTTAAATAGAAGTGAACAAACCGGAGCATTACTTATCGGCTCCCTAAAACTGATAGGTTGGTGGAATCGCTGAACTAACCATTCGGCCCCAATTATTTTGGAAAGTTAATAAGATTAAACTTTATCCTAAACGTGTGAAACGCTGGTATTATGGTTACTTTGTAAGACATGGGTTCGAATCCCATCACCTCCACAACAATCCCGAACTATTATTTGGTAGTTTGGGATTTTTTTTGTATCTTTGTACCCTATGATTATTGTTGAGTCTATCGGTGAATTAAACGAATTAAAGAGATTGCTGGAAACGGAAGCATCTATTTGGTATCCATTGTGGGTAGATAATGAGAAGCATCCGCAAAACACTCCTATTTCGTTTATATTCATCAAAACCCAATCGGATAAGTATATCATACCACAACAACATACAGACGCTCTATCACTCTCTAATGAGCAAATAAATGAGTTGTTAAATACTGCCGGTGAAAAGTGGGTATTTCAAAAGAAAAAGCTACTACAATCTTTTGTTACACTTAGGGAAGGATTGAATGATGTTGACACCGCTTATTTTTTAAAGTATGGTGAAACGATAGACTACTCTCAACCACTACAACACTTAGTAGCTCCTTATTTACACAAAGGTTACAAAAAGGACATCATTCAATCTATTCCCATTCTTAAACTTGCGGAAGCAATAGAACCACAATTCGTAAAATGTATTCCTCTAAAATACAAAACTTACAATTGGTATAACGATATATTCTTACCTACTCTTTCAGATATTGAACGACATGGGATTCGGGTCGATGGGAAAAAATTTATTGATAGATGGCCTCAAGCTCTTAAGCAACTTTCATCCGATAGTAGAGTGTTTACGGAATACAATCCATTTACGGTAACCGGTAGACCATCCAATAGACATGGTGGTGTGAACTATGCCGCCCTAAACAAAACCGATGGTAGTAGAGATGTGTTCGTTTCCGATGGGATATTCCTACAAATGGATTATAACGCATATCACCCCCGTCTAATTGCTAAGTTGATTGGATTCGATGTGCCGGATGGAAATATGCACCAATGGTTAGCTGACCAATATGGTTGTAGTGTGGATGAATCGAAGGGGATAACATTCCAATTACTTTATGGTGGTATCGATGATGAGTTCCGCCAAATCCCATACTTTGATAAGGTTGCTGATTACATTGATACCCTGTGGATTGAAACACAAACGAAAGGATTCCTACAAACACCACATAGAGAGATTCCGTTAGAGTGGATAGAACAACCGAATGCACAAAAGGTATTCAACTACTTACTACAAGCGGTGGAAACTGAAATGAATGTGGATGTGATGAGAAGGGTATTGGATTATATTGATGGGAGTGAAATCCGCTTTTGCCTTTATACATACGATTCATTCCTTTTTGATGTTCCTACTGATGTTGATAAGGAATTGATTAGAGGATTGAAAGAAATAATTGAAGGAAGTGGGTTTCCTGTTAAGGCTAGTTGGGGATTGGATTACGGAAAATTATAAGGGGTATATTTATAGTATATAGAAAAAAATGTGCTATAATATGAAAAAAATCAGTATTCTTATCGGTTTCCTACTTGTTTCTTTAATTTCGTTTGGACAAGATGTTAGAATTAAAAACGAAGTATTTGAAGTTCTTTATTCCCAATCATTAGAACAACCCTTAATAATTAAGTATCGTTCAATAAACCGTCCTACAAATGTGAATAGAGGGGCTATGGATTTTTACAAAGAACCAAACATAAAAACATCTGATGCGGATGATTATAAAGCAAACATATACGATAAAGGACATGGTGCACCAGCTGCAACATTCTCTGATAATATGGTAAATCTAAAACAAACATTTTCTTATCTAAATTGTATAATGCAAGACCAGTACCTTAATAGAGGTGAGTGGAGATTGTTAGAGGAGCAAGAAAGAAAATGGGATGATACCGAAAACTTAACAATATTAGTAAAATCTTTCTTTGATACACCTGTAAAAAAAGTAGCAACTGGAGCTGCAATTCCATCATATTTACAAAAACATATCTATTTTGAAAAAAGTAACAAATGGAAATGTTTTGTATTTCTAAATCAAAAACCAAAATTCAAATGGGATGAATTAGAAATGATATGTGAAGCGGAAGACCACAAATTTTAATGAATATGAATTTATCTGAATTAATAAACGAAATACTTTCTGAATGGGCATACCGAGTAGATGATGGGATGCCAAATCCAAAGAACCCAACCCACTTAAAGGAGTTGGGTATGGTACTTTCAGAAATGGGGTTATCTCATATTAAGAATACATTAGTAGAGAATCTATTGATGGAGAAAGGAAAAACACCAGAGCCTGTTAAGGAAGAAGAAGGCTCTTTCTCAAATCCAATCCTTAATAAAAAAATTAAATATAAAAATACAAAAGGTGAAGATGCGGAGGGTTTGGTTGGCAACCTATTAAGATTACCAGCGGAACATCCCGGTAGACAGGCAGCTGAAAGATTATTACCCGCTGATGGAACTCCGGAAAGAGATAAGATGAATCAGGATTTAGGTGGACAAGGACAAGCTGGTGGTGCTGAAAAACCAAAAGATGATAAAGGAGGTGAAGAACCTGCAGCTGGTGGTGGAGAAGAAGAAAAAGCAAAATCTGCACAGGCTATGTTTGACCCTAAAGTAGACCCAGCAATGGCTGCTCGTTTAGATAAAGAAAAAGAAGTTCAAGCTCAATTAGCAAAAGATGCGGAAGCTGATAAAGGAGCAGAAAAACAAGCAGAAGAACAACCAAAGGAAGATGGTGAATTTAATCCGATAGATAGTAAAGATGTTGCAGAAGAAATGCCACAAGCTGACCCGGAAACATTCAATGGTGATTCTGATATACCGGATGGCGTAACACCTGAAGAGCTAAATAAATTTAATACTGATATCCAAAAAATTGCACAACAAATAGCTGATGCAAAGGCTAACGGAGAACAGGCACCAAACATTAACTTATGTGATGTGACTGTGCCTGGTACAAACTTATATTGTGATGATAACTTAGGAATACCAAGAGATGAGATGCCACAATTTAAAGGTACTGCTCAACCTGGTAGTAGAGCAGCTTCAATGGAAGCTGATGCTAGTGGTGAAGTAGATACTGAACCTGTATTTAGAGAAATGTTGGCACAAAAAGGTATTAAGACCCTTCAAACCGAAGTACCTGCTGATAAATTAAAAGCAACACAAAAAGATTTAGTTGGAGCAAAGGTAGTTGGTATGATGGGAGCTTTAGAGAAAGACCCTAATCATCCAAAAATTACTGCACCAATATATGTGAGTAGAGATGGTTATGTAATTGATGGACATCACCGTTGGGCAGCTGTGGTGGCATATAATGCAGCACATCCAGATGCACAAATACCAATGAAAACAACGGTATTAGATATGGATATTAAAGATGCAATCCCAATGGCAAATAAGTTTGCTGAAGATATGGGAATTGCAGCTAAAAAAGCGGATGCAAATAAAGAAGATGTAATTGAACCAAAAGCAGCTGAAGTAAAACCAAACGAAAGTGACCCAACATCAAATGTGAAAACATTTAAAGGTGAATCTTCTGGTAAAGAAATTAAAACCATGGAATTAGAAGGTGGTGGCTTCCTTTTTGGTACTCAACATAGAGATACTAAAATGGCTGATGATATTATAAATCAAGTCAAAGCAACTATACCAAAAGAAAAATGGAAAGATATTGTGTTCGTTGGTGAAGGTGGTGCAACTGGAGATAGTGGTGAGATAGAATTCAATGATGAAATGGAATATTCTGCACCTAAGTTTAAAGAAATGGGTGCATCAATTGATACTTGGGATGGTGATGAATTAGATGTACACAATGACCAATCTGGTTTGTATAAATCACAAGCTGAACAAACAGGTCTTTCACAAAGTAAAATTAAAGCTGGTAATTGGGCTAGTATGATTGGACAAGGTGAAGGAACTGATACAATGTCACCAAATGATTATTTAGATGATGAGGGTAAAGAATTTTTACAAAACGCAGCTAAAGAAGCTGGATTCCCGCCAATAGAAAATTGGGATAATCCATCTGAACAGGATAAAGATACATTATATAGATTATCATTCCCAGAAGATAATGGTGATAAAGAGACAGGTGTTAATGATGTTCAGGTTGCATTTAATAAAGCAAGAGACCTTAATTTGATTAAAAAGCAAAAAGAACTTGCAGCTCAGGGTAAAATACCTGTTGTAATGGCAGGTGAATCTCATGCAGAGTTGGTTGATGATATAATGAAAGGTAAAGAAGAAGAACCAAAAGGAACTGAAAAATTACCTGAACCTGAAGAACCATCTAAAGAAGATGGTGGTGTAGTTTATAGTTTAGGTGGTGGGTATTATTCAGATAAACCCGGAGGGCCTGCACAATATAGAACTGTAGAAAGTGTAGTTGAAAAAGTATTGATTGAAGGTGATGCGAGTTTAGCATATATGTTATTTGAAGCTGTTGTTACTAAGAAAACTGCAAAAGGTAAAACTGTCAAACTTCAAACAATTGAACCTAAGAATCAAAAGAAAGCAACTGCTAATGCAAAGGCTAAAAAGGAAGTACCAACTACAAAAGAAAGAAGTGTAACTAAAAATTCTAATAAGAAAAACGGAGATGAAGGCGAAACTATAAAAGAATTATCGAATGAGGAAATTAATTCTATATTAGAAAAATATGTAAATAGTGGTGAAGCAACTCCAGATGAAATGAGACCATTGAAAGATGGATATTCAGATGATGATATGGCGGAGGGATATTCGGATGAGGATTTCTATTCAGAGGAAAATAAAGCATCTCTACTAAAACAAAAAATAAAAGTAAGGCAAGAACCTTATACAATAGATGATTCTACAAGAGAACAATTAAAAAAAGCAGGATTTCCTGAAAAATATATTAAGTTTTTGGAAAGATGTATAAACACTCAAGTTAGTGGTAAAAAGCCTTCTGTAACTGAACTTATAAAGCAAGGTGGTGCAGGACAAATACAATCTCAATTTGGTGAAGTAATGGCTATGGCCTTTATGTCTATTAGAGACCCAAAAATGAGAAGAAAGTTTGCAGATGTAATAAATTCTGAAATACAAAAATCAGTTGATGAATTTGGTGCTGGTGGTAAAAAAGCATCACCCATAGCAACTAAAGAATGGGTTGAAGCTTCTGTTACCCATGCTGAAGCATTTGATTCAGCTATGGATGAAAAATATGGAAAAGGTCAATGGAGATTTGAAGGCGCAGCTTGGGATATTAAAGGTGATATTGAATCATTGGGATTGGATTATAAAAACAAAGGGTTTTCAACCGATGTAATGTTAAGAGTACAACCTTTAGATAAAAATGGTAAGCCAAATGGACCTGCTAGAGCACAAAAGAATTCTCTTAAAAAAGATGAAAACATATTCTTCTTTAATGGCTCGATTAATGAAGTTAATAACTTTGTATTAAACTTTGTAGATGAAGGTGAAAGAAAAAGAGTAAGAGGATATGAAACAATTGTAACTAAAGCAAGTCCATCTAATAAAAACAAAGAAGAAAAAGCAGCAGCACAGGCAGCAGCTGAACGAATAACTGGATTAAAAGGACAAGCGGCTGTTAAAGCCCTTAAACAATTAGCGAATGATATTAGAGAAAAAGCATTTAACAAAGCACCTAAAGAAGTACAAGATGCAGTTTCTAAGGTTAGAAATTTTGGGGCCGCTCAAACCGCATCTGCTGAGAAGTTAATTAAGGGTGCAAACACAACTATTAAGAATCCAAATAATGTAATCGATAATGCAAAGAATATAGATGGTGGTGATAAAGATTTTGCTAAATTTGCATACAAAGCAGTAAAAGATTGTAAAGCTAGTGGTACTAAAGATATTACTTTATGTATAAGACAAAAACTTAAAGCAGCTGGTGAAGAAACTGGTGATGATAGAGTATGTAAAGTAGCAGTGATGGCAACTAAAGTAGCTATTGCGGCTGGTGATACTAAAGCTGAAAAAGCTTTAGGTAAACATTACAATTTGGCAGTAGAAGCTGGAAACGCATTAATGGAAATATTACCGGAAAGTGAGCAATTAATGGGAGGATTAATGCAAAAATTAGCAGATGCGTTTCCTATGAAAACTTGTATGGATGGTGAGGAGTTTATGTGCATTGATGGTATGAAAGTAACTCAAAAAACTTTACAAACTGTATTTGGTGTATCAACTTATGAGGAATTACAAAAAGGTATGAAATTGAAAAGAATGCCAAATGGTGAAACTATATTAGTATATGGTGCTAAGAACAAAAAAGGTGAAGATATTCCAATTGGTGTAGTTGGTGCTAGACAAAAAGGTAAAGGATATGAGGGAACTGTTGGATTTGAAATATCTTGTTCTGATGATTTTGCATTAGCAATTGCCGAAGCCAATAAGAAAAATGGAGATACATCATCATCAAACGAATCGGCTAGACAATCTATTGGTAAGAGAGTGGGTAATAGAAAAGCAAAAGCTAATAAGAAAAAGTAGTGTTTTTATCCTTCCATTTCCTTTTTGATATTTATAGAAGATATAAAAGAAAAAGGAAAAAAAGAGGATGAAGACACAGTTACTTTGTACATTTACAACAAAAGGAGAATTACAAAATACTCTACAACAAATTAGAGAAACGTATCATATAGTGTATAATTACATATATATTTTACAAAATAAATCTAATTTGGATGAGTTGTTTATTACATACAATATAGATACAGCATTCCAACCGGATACTCCGTTGGAAAATACAATCCTAATACATAGAAAAAAGGAATCTAATTCACTTTATACTATTAACGCCTTAAACGAATTGGTTAAGGAAGAAAATGGTGGTGTGTTGGACACTTCTTTTGTCATTAATTGGCAAAAATTTAAGAATTCAATCATATTAACAAATGCGGAAGGTACTAAGAAAATTCAGACAAGAGTTTTTGAAGTAATGTCATTTGGTGAAGCTGAAACAAATAACGATAAAAATAGTGAGGGATAATTAAAAAATGTTTATACCAAATCATTTACATTTGCTTGTAAAAGGATATATAAAAACACCACCACAAACCGAAAACGTATTAAACGAGTGGTTTAGAAAATTAGTTACTAAAGTAGGAATGAAAGTAGTAG